GTTGCTGCCTGTAACAAGGTACACGGGTTTCCCGTCTGCTGGATGCATAATAGTCGTCGCCGTTTAACACGGATCACACCCCCTGGAATCCCCGGCCTATGGTTGCCAAATGTACATAGTGATTGTATGTGTAATGAAAGAATCTCGGCAATCAATAGGGTTTGTGGGGAGGTCCCGCTCCCGTCTGAGGACGGAATTCGTAGGCTCACAACCACAGCACGTAAGATGGCAGCAAAATGCGGCCACAGAGAGCAGTGGGATTTGTGGCGCACTACCCAGTCGTTTAAGTGCTCCAGGCAAAAACGTTATGTTGATGCCTTTGAGTCTATGAAGAAGCGGGTCCTCACAGAGGATGATGCGCACATTTTGGCATTTGTAAAGCCTGAGAAGTTCGATTGTTCGGCTAAAATTAAGCCGGACCCTAGAATGATCCAGGCTCGGCATCCCCGGTATAATATTCATGTTGCATCGTTCATGAGGCCAATTGAACATTTTATTTATAATTTAAAAGGGCCATCTAAACTCCGCTGCGTCGCGAAAGGCTGTAATCAGCAGTTACGCGCGCGGCTTATAAAGGAGAAGATGGAGTTTGTGGGTGGTGACTGCGTTGTAGTCTCACTGGATGCTTCCAGGTGGGACAAACACGTCACCAAACGCATACTAAAAATTGAACATAAGTTCTATCGCCTCGTGAACAGTGATCCGCAGTTCAGGCAATTGCTTAAATGGCAATGTCGTAATAAATGCCGAACTGCGCATGGGTTTCGGTATACCGTGGATGGAGGTCGCATGTCAGGTGACATCAACACCGCTCTTGGCAATTGTTTACTCATGGTGATGATGGTCATGACTGCAATGCAACACCTCGATGTCAAAAGGTGGGATCTGTTTGATGATGGCGATGACTGTCTACTGTTTATCCGTGCTAGTGACCTCGACCGTTTAAGGCGAGAGTTGCCACTTGAATTCCTCGAGTTTGGTCAGGAACTCAAAATTGAGAATGTTGCTCATCGGATTGAGGATGTCATATTTTGCCAGTCCCGAATCTTGACTACACCATTGACAATGATTCGTGATTGGCAGAAGACACTTTCACATGCTGCATGTGGTGTTAGAAATTGGCATATTCCTCACCTTGTGCCGCGAATGTTAGCCACAGTTGGAACGTGTGAGCTGGTAATGCACGCTGGTATGCCTATAGTGCAGGAGTTCGCTCTTGCTTTGATTAGGCACGCAAATGGTGCGGATCCAGTTGAATGTGAGATTGAGTCAGGCTATTTGCGGCGCATGGCGTTGGAGACTGGAATGGACCCAGCGGATGCTCTTAAGAATGCGAAGCCACTCCCTGTTACAATGGAGTCTCGGCTAGCTTTTGAGCAAACGTTTGGTGTTGATGTTGCCACGCAGCGTGTTATTGAGTCGAGACTGGGCGTGTGGAAACTGACCAGTTATTTGTGTGAAGAGCTACCGTTGGAGCTCGATTCCCTATGGGAGCACACCCCTCGTTATGGAATTCCAGAACTGCTGTAGAATTTATGGTATTCAATAAAATAAGCACATGTAGGACGGGTTCACCACACCCATTATACGTGGCGTCTACCACCCGAAGGCTGGGAATCCCTAGGGTGTTGGATAAGTACTACATGCTATTGCACAAAAAGAAAATTATTGTA